TGTAGGCGGGGGTGAACGAGTTGGTGACGAAGCCTTGCGAGGCTACCACCTGCCCCTCGACCAAAGGCGAGACGAACGGCGAAATGCGCCGTTTCCCCTGCATCACGTCAAAGTGAATCTGTTCGCTGGTTTCGGCCTGTGTCACTCCGAAAAAGCGGTCCAAGAGGAACTGAGGGTTGCCCAGTAAACTTTGGAGCACAGCGGTCAATACATCGGTACTGAATACGTCAACGGCCATGTCGGCTTGCCTCCCGGTGCACTGGGTGGGTTGAAGTCGTGCGGCCCGCTTGCCTGTTCCAGAGACGGCGGGCCGCGCTGAGTGCCTTTACTTCTTAGGGGTGGTCGATGGATTGGCAACGGGCGGGATCGATCCCCCGTTGCTCTGCCGGGCCTGCTTCAGGCTTTCGTCGGATTGCTTGGCGTGCTGGCCGCGCTCGTCGTGCAGCTTGCGGTTCAGGTCGGCCAGTTCCTTGGCGTGCTTGGCTTCGAGGTCGGACAGGTCCTTATGCTGCCGCAGCCGGAGGTCGTTGCCGCTTTGGGAGATCTTTTCGCGCGCCGCCTCTTCCTTGTTCAAGTCGCGCTCTCCGAACTCGGCGGTGAACCAGGCAGGGTCCTGGCTGCCGCGCGCCAGCGGCGGCTCGTCGGGCAGGGCCTGCGCATTGTTGGCGTCGATGGCCGCGCGGATCGCCTCCACCTGCTCCCGGTTGGCCTTGCGCGCGTCTTCCGGACTGAGAACCTGCGGCAGGGGCACGCTGGGAGTCGCCGGGAAGCTGCGCCACGGCACCAGGAGGCCCGAGCGCTGCTGGACGGTGAGCACATACATGCCGACGTTCCAGAGTTCGGCGGAATCGATCTCCAGCCCGTTGGAACTGGCGATCAGGCCCGTGACCAGGAACTTGCCCTGGACGTAGACGATGCCCGTCACCGCCGAGCCCGACCCGGTATCGATGTCCTGCGCCAGGATGGCGCAGACCGATCCGGCTACCCCGGCAGTGGAAAGGGCCACATTGCGCGCCGTGCCGACGGCCCAGCCGCACAGCACTTGGCCGCGTTTCAGAATGCCCTGACCCGAACTGAGTTGGGCGCTGATCGAAATGCATTCGTCCGCCAGGAGCGGATCGAAGTTGTACGTGTCGCTTCGGAAAGACGCGACCGAATTGGGGAAAGTAGCAGGTGTGGTTCCCATAGTTTTCTCTCCTTACTGGACTGCGTGCCTCCGCGCCTTGGGCACGAACGCCAGAATGCGCTGCACCTCGCTCGCGTTGGTTTCTTCGGTCACCGGCTCGCCCGCGATGCCCACCTTGGGGTTGGGGATTTGGGCCATGTGCGCTTCCAGAGCGTTGACCTGTTTGGCCGCTACCGGGACCGCGACCAGGATCTTTTTGACCGCCTCCAGGGAGTCGCTGGTTTCGAGTGCCAGCACGCGCGCCAACTCTTCGCGGCCACGCGCTTCCTCGCAGTTTAAAATTGCGGCGATTCGCTGCCGCTCAGACGCAATTACCGCCTGCCTCGTGATGGCAGGCGCGGGCGGCTTCGCCGCAGGTTCGTTTGGCATGATTGGTTCTCCTTCTCCTTGTGCCCCATCCGGCACCTGTTGGGTTCCCTCGGATTCGTCGTCGTTGTCATCCTCGCCGCATGTGCAGTCTTCGCCGGGCGGGCAGGTGCAATCGGTATCGTCGGTAAGCTGCATGGCCTCGGTATCCTCGGCGAGTTCTTCCTCGTCGAATTCATTGGCAGCCGCGGCGAGTGGGCGCGCCGCCACGCGCAGGCCGGGCTGGTCGCGGATCACGCGAATGGGTTCGCCGTCGCCCGCACCGATCAGGCTTTCGAGCGACCCGAGTGCATCCGCCATTCCGGCCCTGAGGGCGTCGCCAGCCGGCAGCACCGCGCCTCTACCGAATTCGTTGGCCACTTTGTCCTCGCTGGTTCCCCGGAACTTGGCCACCTTGGAGATAAAGACCGACGCCATGGCATCGACCATCTGCTGCAATTGCGCGCGGCCCTCGTCGGTGCCGGGGTCGGTGCGCTTCAGCGGGCTTTGACTGGAAACGATCTCGTAGCGCTTCACGCCGTGCTTTTCCTCGGCTGCCCGGTCATCCATCACGGTCGCCAGCACGCCAATCGAGCCCAGCTGCGCCGTCTCGTCGGCAATGATCCGGCCTGCCGCACTCGCCAGCCAATAGCCGCCCGAAGCCGCCAGGCCGTCCACGTATGCGGTGACCGGCTTACTCCCGTTGGCGGCGCGGATCATGTTGGCCAACTCATTGATGCCGTCGATCTGCCCGCCCGGCGAGTTGATCGCCAGCACGATACGCTGTACGCCGGGATCGTCCACCGCCGCATGCAGCGCCAGCGCCGTCTCTTCCACGGAAGTGCCGCCCAATAACCAAGTCCAGATCGAACGGTAGCGGAACAGCGGCCCGCGAATATTCACCACCGCAGTGCCGCGATAATTCATCACGCCGCGGGCGTCATCGAGCGGCTGGCCCATGCGCGCGACCACTGCGTCCAGGTCGAATCGCCCGCAGGCTTCGGCCAGATCATGCAGGTGGCAGCGCGGCATCACCCACGGGCGCCCATTAAGGTTCAGCATGCGGAACGCCAGCGGCGCTTCCTCGGTAAGGTTGGCTAAAAGTTCGTCTGGCATGGTTACACCTGCTCTCTAACCGGCATCTCTTCCGGTTGTGCTGGGAATCCGGTCGGCTTGGTCGGCGGCGGCGGATCGACCCAAAGGCCGGCTTCCTGCAACCGCGCCTTTTCGATCTGCCGCTGGTCGATCACATCGTTGTAATCGAGGCCTTGCTCCGCGCACTCGGCCTCTAGCGTGGACAGGCCCGAGGCCATGCGGATCTGTGCGGCTTCGGCTTCCTTCACCGGGTCAATCCACCCCCGGCCTGGCCCGATCCATTTGGCGCGCGTGTACAGGACACGCATGTTGTAGTAGTCGGGCGCATCGATCAGGCCCGAGTTGACGGCTTCCTCAAACCACAGTTCGTAGATCGGCTGCGCCCAGTACGTCGTGAGCCAGCTGCGCCGCGTCGTGAAGTACCGCCAGCTTTCGAGCAGCGCCGCACGCGCGCTCGAGTAATTGGTCTTCGAGTAGTCTTTCATCAACTGCTCGTACGGCAGGCCCATGCTCACGCCGATCTGGCGCAGCACGAATTCGCTGAATGCCGCAAACTGCGGTGCCGGGCGATCCGGTGCGAAGGGGGTCATCTTGTCGCCGGGATAGAGCGGAATGAAGGAACCGCCTTCCAGCTGCACGCGGTACTCGTTCTTGGCCGCGAGATAGCCGTTCGGATCGCCGCCCACCATCTCGGCCAGCGTGGCCGGATCGAGCGGCGTTTCAATCACGCCCGCGACCAAAGCGTTCACGATGGCCGATTGCAACTCGGCGCGCTGGTAACTGTCGAGCATGCGGAACTGTTCAATCACCGGAGCCAGGATCGGCTTGCCGCGCGTCTGGTCGACCCGGTCTTGGGTGTACACATGAATCACCCGCTTGCGGCCCCATGGGGTCTGCGCCGGGATGCACACCCATTCGCCGCCGATGCCACCAATCGCCGGAAAGAACATGGCGGGCCAGTTGGAGATTTTGCGGATGTGGTAAGCCTGCGGCCTGCCGTAATCGTCCATCTGCACGCCGCCGCGCAGGCACATGGTGGGGGTCATGTTGCCGGGGTTCGACAGGCGGTCCACATCGACCAATTGCACGCACGTCTTGAATTTCGCGTCGCCGCGCTCCATCCACAACGGCAGCGCGAGGGCTTCGCCGTTTTGCAGGATCGAGCGGAACACCAAAGTCGTCAGGCCTGTGAAGGTCAGCTTGTTGGCGGCATCGGGCGCGGTGGTATCGGCGAAGGTCTTCCACAGGCTTTCGACGGTGCGGCCCCATTCTTCCGCCCATTGCGGATCGCGGCCCAGCGCGCGGTAATCCGGCCAGCAGGAAAGCCGCAGATTCGAGCCGACCACATTGTCGAGGGTGGTCTGGATGGCACCCGCCGCAATTCCGGTGTTGCGATCCAGATCGCGCGACCGCGACACCAGAGCGCCCATATCGCCTAGCAACTCGGCATCGGCAGAGGCGCGCGTCGGGAACCAATTGGAAAGCTGCTTGCGAATCCAGGAGGCCCCGGTGTACGGCGTGTCGCGTGTGCCATAGGCAGCGCCCGGCCCGTAGTTCATGGGGGTGCCATCGGGCGATTGCCCGCGCAACTGCACCGCGCCCAGCGGCGCTTTCGGGCCGAAGAGGCGTTGCATCAAACCCGGCTTGTGGATCGCAGGCGTCATAGCGTTATGGCCAGCCGAAGAAACTGATCGGTTTGCGCACGTTGGTGCCGTTGCCATTGCCGCCAGAGGCGACAACCCCGCTCAAGTAATCGATCAGGCGTTGCAGATCGGCCGCATTGGTGGCATTGAAGGTCACGCGGCCCAGCTGCGGGGTTTCGACGCCGCTCGGCAGCTGGCCGGTAATCAGGTTGAACAACGCCTGTTGCGCCTGCTCCAGCATGATGGCCGCCTGCGCCGGGTCGCTCACCTTGGGCATTTTGAATCGCACGTTCGAGGGCGATGGTGGTGGCGG